CACCGGCTGTGAAGTTCGTTTGTACTATGGTGGCTTCGGTACCCTGGGGCATGATCTGGACCCGTAGTTAATAACGTGAGTTCAGCAAAGGAAAGTCGCCAAGCGTGGCGGGAGATTCGTCTTGTCCATCAACAGCTCTGGCCTGTCGTAATGCCATTTCGAGCTTTCTGGTTTGCATCTCTTCTTTGGAGGTTGATTTGGTGATGGCATAGGCCATCGATGCAGCCATAGCGAGCTCAGTGCAATGAATCAGCATTTTGTCCCAGCTACCAACATCAGTGTTTTGCCACACATAGCGAAGTTTGAGCGTTGCGGTATCCGTCAGCAGAAAACCGCTTTCAATGCGATGGTCAAAGTCTTCGTAGGCAACGTCATTGATATCCAGTGTGCGCAGCCAGTCGCCCGGCAGCGCGAAACGATAGTCATAACCAAACGCGGGAGCGGTAACATCTGGCGACAGTACCACGCGCTTAACTGCACAGTTCCATGGATGGCTGCGCAAGATAAACATACTGACAGAGGGCCACAAATTGGCGCAGATGCGCGCACGATCCAGACCACCGGAACCGCCAGCATCATCGAAAGAGTTGATGGGTTGTGCACCAAGCATCAATAAAGCGTTAGAACAAATGGAAACCTTGCTAGCCATATTGATGCCTTAAAAAAGAGCCCACCGAAGCGGGCTAATCATCGGGAAAGGTCCTGCATTAATCGGGTGTAACACACTCCACTTCAATGCGCATCTGCGCGTCATCCGTTGGGTTTGCACCGGTCAGCGTGGCATACACCTCGCAAACCTCAGTGGTGACATACTCAACGCCAGCGGCAACCAATGCGCCGTTGTTGAGTGCAGTTCGCCCAGCTGCTGCCACATCGGCAGAAGCGGCAATGCCGTCCGCATCGATGGCCGTCTTGGTGGCAAAGTTACGGATACCCACATCCAGCGTGACACTGGTGCCCATCGCTGCATGACTCACAAATGAGTTGCAAGGAAAGCGTGTGCCAATCGGCAAGGGAATGCCTGAAGCAATCGTGTCATTCTGCGCCCAGGCTGCCGTATCAGGCGAGGTAATCACAACAATGCGCTTTTTGCCGTACGCTTCATTGGGAGCAAGTTTTGTGTTTGCCGCAATCTTGGCGGCTTGTTTTGAGACTATTTCGGCCATGGTGTTGGCTCCTGTATTAAGTCAAAGGTAAGCCCCTGTCTCCAGAGGCTAGCCGCTCATTATTGGAATGCGATCTCAACAACCTTGGCTTCTTCAACACGGGTGCAACCGTGAGACGATGCCATTGATGCCTGCATGGTGTTTTTCTTGTCCTTGCGACGGCACACATCGCCTTCAGTAAATCCGGTGCCGAAATGGGCGGCAGACTTACAGTAAGCAATCGTGTACTTGGTTGAACCATCATCATAGATGCGCTCGTAAGGGATCCAGTTGAATGACATCCATTTGGAGCTGATATCACCATCCTGCAGCATCTTGACAGCCATGTAATCGGCACTGGTAAGCGTGGTGTCGCTCAGGATATCTTCCAGCATGTCGCTGTCGTAAATCATGAACAACTCTTCGCCGTTGTGCTGATCGCTTTCATTCGCGCGGAATATCTTGCGCGCCTGAATCAGCTTGGCTTTGGTCATACCTGCAGAGCCGTGCGCGATCTTTTGTGCCGAAGGAAGAGCAACAATGGTTCCATCCTTCTTCACGGAGTTACCGCGCAACGCATCATAGATAATTTTATCTTTGCGAAGGTTGGCCGCCTGGTTCAAGCGAGGAATGTAGCCCTGACTGACCGGATTGATCAGCATTTTTTGCTCGTCCGCACGATCAACGGGGAAAGCTTTGAAAAAGTCCTTCATCGTTGCAATGCGGGTGTTGTGCTGGATGTCAGACCACACAGTGTCGCCATGGCGCGTGTTGTCTTCGTCAAGCTCATCGACAGCCGCCAGCGTGTTGGCTGTGAAAGATTCGCCGGTAATGATTCCGCGATCGTGAACAGTGCCCACAAGACGCGATTCGTTCTGTTGTGCTTCCAGGTGCAGGCCGCTGTCAAACTGGCGCACCATTGCGTTTGTGATTGATTCTGGCATTGTGAAAATCTCCAATGAACGTTAATGATTTTCAACGCCTTCAGGGTGTCCATTGCTGGGCCTGCAATACTGGATCTGTTACCGGCTGCCGTAAAAATCCAGGGTTATTGATCGGGTGTCCACGTACCAGGTGGGCCGTTGATCAGGATTTTTACGCTGGTGAGTGGTCGGATTCCCGAACAAATGGGAAGAATAAAAAGGGGAAGGTGTCACTTCCTTGTGACATGGGGAAACTAGGCGACAGCTTCAGTGCCGTATTTTGATTCGTAGAACAATTTGACTTTCTTGCTGACAGCATCGTGATCAGGGTGGCGCGGATTGCGGTAGGCCTCTGATGTTTCGAGTGTGCTGATTGACTCACCGCCAAGCACTTCATCAGGGTTTGGTGCTTTATCTTCTGCCATCTCCTTGCCAAACAACGCTGCAACCTTGATGAAATCCGGATCGTTACCAAACTTCTTGTCAATGGTTTCCACCATCTCTTCAGGCAGGCTTTTAAAGAATTTGCTGGCGTCCTTGAGGTTTTGGTTCAGCTCCGCATCGGACTCCCATACGGTTTTTAATTCAGCCATGCACTCGTCGCTATTAAGTTGAGCATTGCCCTGCAGCAGATCAGGCGCAAACTCATTTAATGCGTGCTCGACGACATACTGAACCTGTGCATTGGTCATGCCTCTTGCGTGGGCACCTTTCAAAAAGCCCTGGTTCTTTTCATCGGACATAAATTCTTCAGCGTTAAAGCCTTCCCCAAGCTTTTCGCCGTCCAGCTTGTATCCGTCTGGTGATTCTGGCGGCAGATCACCGGTGCCAAGCTTTTTTTCAAGCGATGCGTACGCCTCTGCCATTTTTCTTGAGCTGGCATCGATGTTGAACTTGGCGTCATCACCCTCGCCATCAAATACCCGATACTTCTCCGGCATCCAGTCCAGCGTCTCTTCACCCGCTGCGCCCGCTAACACAGAGCTTGCCGCAGCTGGCGCAGGATCTCCATTTGTGCCGCCCGCTCCAACTCCCGCGCCTGCACCGGCTCCATCGCCCTCGCCAGCTTCATTCATCAGTGGATACTTCAATATCTTCATAATCGTCTACCCCGTTAGCCTGGCTTATCCGTAAGCAAATAAAATCAAGAACGTTCCGTTGTCCCTGATATTCAAACGTGTCCAGCACCCTGCCTATACCATCGTCCGCGCTCTTGCTGCGATGTGCAAATCGCCGGGTAAGGTCTTCAAGTATCTTCTGTCCTACCTTGTGTGATTCAAATATCAGCGCGTAATCTTCCTTGGTTGCGAGCAGCTCGGGTTCCTTACTCAATTTCATCTACCTCCCAGCCGTCTTCCGTTAGTGTTGCTTCCTGGTGCGGATTGACGGGGTAATTAGTTTCCCAACCAGATCCGGTTAATGTTGCCCGTGGATATGCGTCTGCCGGGTAGAAAGTCAGCCAGCCAAGCTCTGTTAGCTCAGCATCCCGCGGATAGTCTTCGATTACCGTCACAGTAATGGTCTGCACGGCGTCATCGCCATGAGCGCTGCTCGCTGTCAGTGTCAGCGCGTAGCTTGATTTGGTGCTTTCATCAAACTCGCCTGTGATCAATGTCGCCGTGAGTCCAACCAAATCAAACAATGCGGCGTCGGTGCCTCCCAGCACATAAGTAATGGTTGGTGTCCCTGTGGCGGCTGCAAACGTAATCGAGTTGTTGCCGTTCGTTACTGTGCGTTCAAGGGTGGCTGGCAGGCTTGGTGCTATTGCTGCCGCTTCCGTTACCGTGAAATCCCCGTCAATATCGTTGGCATCTGCCAAGGAGAATGTAACTGTATAGGCGCCGTTAGAGATCAGCAGGGTGTCAGGCAGTGATCCGGCAGTATTGCTGGTTGCGTTTGAATAAGTAGCCAGCCAGTTAGTAAACAGTGCATCAGTCTTGGCCAGTCCTGTTTCACCGTAGGGCACTTCAACAACAAGATCACCCCCATCAACAATTGTCTGCTCAATAACGTTGGTGACTGTTACATTGACATCCAAAGTAACTGGGGTATTAACCAGATCATCCGCAGTGATAGTTACTGAATAGACGTTGTCTGCATTAGCGTCCGTTGGGCTTTCGTAGTTCTTTGCAGTCATACCAAGCCGGTATACATCACTCCCCTGCGCTACCCACGTAAACAATAGAACATCGGGACCACTGATTGTTGGCAGCTCCCCTAGCATCGGTGCAACTGTGTAGTCGTAAGAGAAAGCAGAATTCTCTGCAACGTTGTGGGATGCACTGCCAGTAATTACAGGGCCTGGTGCGGCAACATTTACAGTCTGGTCAGCTGCTGTTCCCCACCCAGGGGCAGTAGAGTCCCAAGCCCTTACTTCAAATGTATACTCACCTGCTGGGACAGGACCATTGCCTATAGTAAACAACCCAGTAGCGTCTACAGAGACTGTATATGCTGTTGGAGAACCACTTTGCCAGAGTACATTTTGATAACGTAGTTGGTCACTCGCTACAAGGTCTCCGGTGGCTGTTATACGATCACCAGATGTAGCTAACGTACCAGCAAGGTCAACATAAGAGTTACCAGAAGCAGGGTCAACATCAGCGGTGATAGTGTCTGAGTTACCATCGTCATTCTCAAGCAAGAATGTTTGAGTACCATACTTGGTGACTGTGGACTCCACTGTCAAAGAGGTGATAATTACAGAGGTATCTGACCATCCTGTTTCTGTTACAGCTATCCCCTCTTGAGTAACGAAACCTGTGCCTTGAGTTGTATCAAAACCTGTGCCAGTTATTGTGGCACTGCCACCAGTAGTGATTGGATCTGTGATAGATGTGATAGATGCTGTTAATCCAGCAGCAGCGGTAGTAAACGTGCCTGTGAGTACGTTGGAGTCGCTGCCATCATTCTGGACAACTGCATAACTGTACAGTGTGCCTGCTGTTAGTCCTGTGATAGCTGTAGTGGGTGATGTGGTTGACACTGCACTATTGCTAGAAGCAACTGCTGCCGCATCCCCGTTATTATTTCCAGCCTTTATCTGTGCTGCTGTAATCCCTGAGATATTAGCAGCTGAATCTACTACACCGTAAAGTGTGCCGCTACTTGTGTCAGTTGTTGCCCCCAGTGTTGCTGTTGTTTGTGTGCCTAGTGTGCCGGAAGGGGTTGGAGTGCTTAGGACAGGCGTTACTGAAGATTGAACAAAAGCACCTATATCACCTCCTCCTGAACCCGCTCCGACAAGACTTGACCCAGAATCAATCCTGAAATCATTAGCAGCGTAGTTTGCAAAATCAGCCGTACTTAATGTAGATATAGAGTTAGCACCAGGTAATAATGCATCATTGCCTGCGTTGTAATCGCCCGTTACAGTTGGTGTATCTCCTGGATGAACTCCATAAGTGCCATTATTCACTGCATAGACTGCTACATTATTTATACTTGCAGTAGATGTACCCCTGACATAAATAGCGCCATAAATGCCATTAGTGTTCCTATCTATGACAGTTACATTATCTAAATCTATACTTGTTGACCAGGGATACATTGCTCGATCTGGTGAAGCTACTGCATCAAGAAAAACTATTGAATTAGTTATGCTGATTGCAGGAGAAGCTGCGTCATCTCTGTAGAATTGCCCTCTAATACCGCAACCATCAACTTCAAATCCGTGTGTATCACCAGTCACGCCCCACATAACATTAATATCTAGATTTCGTATTT